ATCGAGACTCCATGTTATGTATGTAGACTGATTATCGTATGAGAAAGTAGTACCATCATTCTGAACAAGCGTAATAGCAGATATGTCGAATGGAGTATCGATAGAAAATGAGAGCAGATGACGTAAAGGAGCGGTATCTCGCATTAACCATAACTTAGTACCATCAGGAGACATTACGCAGCCACGAGGTGTACCATCAAGCGGAGGGAATTCAGGCTCAAGGTCATATGTGCTGCTGAGCGACACAGAATCTGCGTCGTTATCATCGATGATATTGTACTTGTATAGAAGACTATAACTGGTTGACCAGTACCAGTTAAGGAAACTACTGTTGTCAGGCGTCACGCCATAAGATCTTGGCGGCAGGTATGTCCAGATTGCACCGAGATTTGTCTTGGTGTGTGTCGCCAGAGTGAAGTCACCAGCAACTGGGGTATCAAATTGAAACAGATCATCACTACCCTGACTAATAAATGTTTTCTCGTCCTTGCTTATCCAAAACACAGCCGTGTTAGTCGTGCTACCAGATACCTCAGGCATAAGGATAACTGGAGACGTGTATGTCCACGATGACAGGTCATATGGAACCGAGAAATCTTGATACCTTATACCGAGCTGGTGTAGTTCCGACTCATATCTCTGATAGAAACGTGTACCGTTAGCATTCCAGAATATACCATGGAAAGAACTTGCTCCAAGTGATCTGGATATCAGGTCATAAACTAGCGTTGAAGAGTAGCCCTCTACAGGAAGGTTCTCGAATGATAGGCCGACGTTGTCTGTATTAACACCACCTAGTGATGTTCTCAGGCCGAGAGTAAATAGCTCCTTGGCTGATAGTATCCTGTCATGTGGTTGAGAAGAGATAATGATCAGATCTTTACAGCAGCTGGATATCACGTCGCCGATAGGACGGTTAACCCAGCGGCCATTAGACTGGATCAGGATATCATCATTGCCGAGTGTTACCTCGTTGATCAGTGTGTCTATCAGGTTAACGAGAGATGTGGCGTGTGGGTTTTCGTCGTCGCCGATATGCTGCTCTACAAGCTCCTTGAGAGCATTTAGAACCTCATCGTTGGTCGCGCCACCTGTCTGGATCTCATTCAGAGCCTCGACTACTGAGATGTAGTCTTCGACCATGGCATCGCCCCAGCCGGTGAGCTGCCTTACATCGTCTGCTGAGAGCTGGAGACCGGTGAATTCAGTTGTAGCCATGGCTTATCCGTATTTAAGTTTGAAACGTGCGAACGCTACCCTTGAACGTGATGCGATGCGGAATTTTAATCCAACCCAGTCGCGTATATAACCAAGACGACGTGCAATAAAGCGCTTACCATAATCTGATGGCTGGCCGTATTGCGCCCACCACTCTTTGCCATATGTTACACCATCATAGGTCATGGATATAGCAACAGTAGCGTCTTTTGTCGTTGTGAATCCTGCAACCGTCTCGATATCTATCTCATCGATCGACATAGTCTCAAGATCGAGGAACGGGGTGAACAGGACGCACTCAGCCAGCTCGTCGAAGTGAGTTGATATCTCATTGTCAATGACGCACAGCTTGCCGGTCTCTTTATCACCACCAACCCACTGGCCACGACGTGGATCGAATACAATGTTCTTGGCGCGATAGTCACGAGCCTTGCCGGTGAACGTGTCAGTGTATACGTCGCTCTTCAGGATGCTCCATGCCAGAGCCAGACCAGCAACCTTGGCCAGCGTGTAGTTGAGCATGAGCGTCTCGTTAGGGAGATGAACGATCAGGAACATGTTCCCATCTTCGACACGAGCCTCCAGCTTAGACGTTCCCAGCTCGTCCTCTGTGTACTTGCCGATGATCTTATCGACCTCACGTGTTGCCAGCTTCTCTGTGCCGCCGACTGTCAGGGCATGGATAGAGACGTTCTCTTCCTTCTTGCCACCCATGATCATGAACTTGCCATCCATCTCGCACTTGCAGTGAGTGCCGACGATACCGGTCTTCAGGAGACGGCCTTTAACACGGCCAAAACCGAACTGGCCTTGGAATGCTGCAGGATCGGCGCCCCTTGTCTGGAAGTATTCAGTGGTATACCGGTTAAACACGGCCACCTTGTTGTCTACGGTACGAGCGACGCCGACCGTGATGTCCGGTGATATTGCTGAGGTATCGTACTTAAACGAGCTTATAGACGCCTCAGAGCTGAAGTCAGTGTGATACAGGTACTCACCATCAGTGAAGAAGTAGACACTATCAACCCAGCAGCCATCGATCGGATCACCGACGTTGAGCGTGATCTCACGGAAGCCGAACTGTGGATCATAAAGATAAAACTTCCGGCTCGCTATGATCGCCTGAGTGTTGAATGAGTATGGCAGAGAGACATCGTCAGCGCCGTAGACGTAGCCGATATCCTCAACGGTGCCATCGGCAGCAACAGAGATGAAACGCTCACCAGACACCCTGTAGTGCTTCTTATGACGCTCATTCCATACACCACCACGATCAGCACCGAAGCCGGTACCGTAATGTGACAGGCCAGCTATCTGCAGCAGGTACCCTTTGGTACCGAACAGGTCAGACTCGACAGCGTAGAAGTTAATCGGGAGAGCGTCACGGTAATCAACAGCAAGGCCACCTTTCTTATCACCTGATAGCAGGTTTACTGGAGTCTCCTGTTGCATTAGCAGGTTCTCGCTATTTCAATTAGCCTCTGGCGCTTCTCTACACGGCCAGAGTCTGTTGTCACCTCGATCTGCACACATGCTGTGCCAGCGTATGGGCAGGCGTCAGCCTCTAACCGGTAATGAACAGTGCCATCAGAGAAGTAGCTATCGATCGGCACATAGACCGGCATAACTTCTTCGATGCGAAGATCAACGATCTCGAAGCTTATCGAGTCATTAAGCTCAGTATTGTTAACGTATGTAAAGCCGGTGCCAGAGATGCCGGTTACCTCTGTCGTCTGGATACCTGTAACTCGATCTATGGTACCACCGTACTCTGGAGTAAAAGGATCAGGATCGTCAACAATGATATGACCGGCCTCACCGAACGCCGTCTCATTGCCCATTAACACGGTGCCGTATGAGTACCCCTTCGTAGAGCCATACTGAATGGTTAACAGGTATGTCTTCGTAGGATCCCAGACGAATCCAGATTGATCAAGTTGAGATGATACAGTAGATGATTGAGATGCGGTTCCTGCGACTGTATCGATCGTTACAGGGAAGGCTCCGAGGTTACACACCCATGTTCCTGCGCCACAATCAGTAGCGAAGTTAGGATCGTCAGACGTTACGCCGGACGTAGGATAATCGGCTGGGTTATCAGATGGATCAATAATGCCATCGACAAGAGTGACACCGGCCTCGACTGATATCGTATAGCTGGCGATTGTTTCATCACCGAGCCAATCAAAGAATGACTCCTCGAAGTCTTCGATCTCACCACACTTCAGCACGTAGTTGCTGGCGTCGGTGACAGCTGGGTGAGCAGCTGGGAAGTATTTACGCGATCTGAATCCGAAGTTTCTGTTACCGGTGCCTATTGGCATACGGTTAGGATAGTTAACACCCTGTAGACGCTTTCGAGCTATAACTGCAGAGCTTGCTGAGAATGATGCGCGAGCCTGACCAGCTAGTTCTGGTGTTGCGTCTTTACCGAAATCTGGGAGTAATAGCATAGCGAGATTGCTTGCTATCATGTTGTGGTGAATGCGATCAACACCACTCTCTGACGTGCTTAAAGGTACGTCTTCGAAGTTGTAATTGAAATCAAGTGTCCTTCCATATAATTCCCACATCAGATCTTCTAAGCGCCATAAAGCAGTCTCAGTGTCTTCCGGTGTAGGGTTGATAGTGATGCCGGAGATGCGGATTTTGGAGTAAGCGGAGTTTATGTGCTCGACTTTGGTTGTCATGTGTCACCTCTGGCTGAAATTTGTAACGTAATAATAACATCTAGCGCCCCCAGATGGGAGCGCCAGATGAATTAAGGTTTACGCCTTAGTGGTGAATGAACCGCAACCCATTGGGTTAGCGATAGTTACTCCGTACCATGTGAACAGACGACATGTGAACGACATATCAAGCAGTGAGCCTGTGTATGCCATGTACATCTTCTGACCATTGGACATTGTAGAACTGATCACCTTCATGCCACCGAACTCGTTCAGGAGCTGGATAGGAGCGTCGCCAGAGGTAACCTCGACTGCACTCTTACCGAAGAAGATGTTCTGCTTACCACCGGTAGCGCTCAAGATAGTCATGGTTTTACCAACCAGTGAGCCATCAACAGACACTGCAGTATCTACACAGTTACCGTAAGCGCGATACAGATCTGAATCAGTAGCATCCAGATTAGTAAGGATTGGCTTAGGATAGATAGAGACTGCGTTAGTGCTTACACCAACAACGGTGAATGTCATTAACTGACCAGAGTCGTTCTTATCAGCCAGACCAACAGAGTTGATCTCAGTGAAAGTGACCTTGTCACCAACAGCCAGCGTACCAGCGTTAGTTACGTTAACAACACCAACACGATAGTCGACGTTAGTTACAGCGCCGGTTGTCGCATCGACAGATCCAGCTTCTGGGATGAAGCTATTGCCGTCAGTTGTGGTTGAAGCGCCAGACAGTGAAGCAACAGTACCATCAGTGATAGTACCGCCAGCAGCCAATGTAGGCAGGAACGAACCAGTGTAAACGTCGAACTCAGCAACGTTAGAACCGATTTGACCAGTAGCCCATGTATCAGCC